ATAAGAGACAGCCATTAATTTCGCAAAAAGCATATTTGCATCTCCACCCTTTTGATATTCCCCAATGGCATTTTCTACATCACTGGTATTCAGTGTACTTTTATATTGTGCTTTTTGTTTATAGGCTTCTATTTCGTTTTTTACATCTGCTGGTAATGCACCGCCTTCACCAGTATGTCCTATGCTTTTACCAGTCTCTGGACTGTATATTTCACTAAAATTACCTTTGCCATATTTATTCATAGCATCCATGTAAGACTGGTCTTTGGCTTGTTGCTGACTGTATTGATTACCAGCATAGTCCGCTATCATCCCTGCTCCGACTCCAACCATACTTCCCACTGCCTGCCTACGTTCTGCCTTGTCCTGGTCCATTAATCTGGCATAATCCACTTTAGCCTGGGATTTTGCCCGTTCTTCATCCTGATATATGCCTTTACCCGTATCTGCTACAGTTCTTCGCACATCGGATTCTGCTTCCCGTAAACCTCTTTGGGCTGATACGCTACCCTGGATCCCCTGATTGATCATGGCCCCAGTGTATCGTTTATTCGCCAGATTTGCCTGCTTTGTGGCGGTGGTGGCAGTACGGCCTAAAGCGTTCATTTCCTGACCAGGAGTAAGGTTTCCCTGGCTACGCCTTTGGCTTATTAATCTGCCATAGTTACTATTCCTAAATTTTGGTTGTGCTAATCGTGATCCTGCCTGTGCCCCTTGCTGGACACCTTTGGCAATCATCATCATTGTAAATGGATCCATACCTACTCCGTTTCAATTCTCATTTGTTCTACCGAGAATGCATTCAAACTCGATGGTGTTGTTAGTTCAATCTCAAAGTTTTTCCCATATCTCTTGATCGGGAATCTGTTAATACCGCCATCGGCAGTAATTGTCTTGGTGAATGAAGCAGATCCTGCCCCATCCAGGTAGATGTTTACAGTTAATGTATCTGTGCCTGTGAATTTGACCATTCCATAGCGGATCAGTCGTTTCCGGTCCAGATCCAGTGGGAACCGTTTACTTTTCCAGGTGGTTCCTACTGCTTCATCTACATCAAATTTCTTTAGATCTGTATCAGTATTATCCCAGGCCAATGGATAACTATTTTCACCATAGGCTAAAATATCCAGGTTTGTGGTTGTGTCTACCTTACGCCACGTTTTAAATACAATATGGTATGCCCATACAATTTGTGTTGCTGGGCTTCCGGCATCCCATGTGTATAACACTTCTGCATCTTTCTGGTTATAGACTCCTTTAATATTTACCTTACTGGTTGCCAGATTAAACTGGTCTTCAATAGGTAATGATATTTTATCCATTATTGATGGGGTTGCTGTGGAATCTGCTACCATATTGGATGTGACCGCATAGATACCATCGTGGAACACGAAGTAAACGGAATCGTGTACTTCCACTACTCCTTCTGGAGCAATATTCCCGATACTGAACTTGGACTCTGAAACAGTCCAGGAATTAGGATCTGACGGATCTGGCACATTCATTATAAATATGGCCTGTGGCTTAAATATGACCAGCCTGCCAAACAGTACCGCCAAGCCAGAAACAGCACCGCCTTCCCTGTCATCTAAAGTAACAACATTAGATACTGGTCTTACATCGTACTGATTGAGTTCACTATAGGCTATCCAGTCTGCTCTTTGCTCCTGCTTATCTTCCGGGTTCAGATACAGGTCCCCCAGGAACATTCTACCTTTTAATTTGACAGCATATTGAGCATTTATTCTGTTGGAGTATACCGTCTGTACATCTGTCTCACCCAGGTCTTCTAATCTATAATCCTGGCAGACCACCCTAACATTAGTACCTGATGTAACTTCAAAAGCCATCCCCGGTGTGGTTGCTCCCTGGGCGTTTGTCTTTTTAAATCCGCTTATAATCCTGACGTTATCCTTAATATGTCCGTAATCACTTTCATCTATAGTATCACTATCCACACCAAATTCATCATGTTTCTCACTTAATTTTACCCAACAGCCACCCAGTGTCGATTCATAGGCACTGTTATTCTCTATCTCGAAGGACTCATCTCCCTGTAATAGCATGATCGCACCAGCATAGGATCCTGCTGTCAGTAAGTTTCCTGTTGTGTCACTCCCTAATGTTCCTGTTATATCATCAGGGTTTTTAAAGAATAAGAATCCAACTCTTTGTCCACCATATGCACCCCCGGCTGTGGAATCTTTTACATTACTATAACTCCACCCACTTCTTTGTTCGATTTTCCAGTCACTACCGACCATTACACCATTATCCAGATAGGAATCACTAATACTTGCATTACTGTCCAGGTTTGCCTTTGAATAGGAACGACCAAGACTTTGAGCCCTGATCAATAAATTACTATTTACAGCGTGAGTTGCAGGGGTTGAGTTTGTAGAATTATCCAGATATGTAACAGTTGCGGATGGGCTCCCAAGTCCGTGTCTGTCAATACCGACCAAAACGCCACTGGCAACAGATTTAATTGTAACAGAGCCTACGCTTCCAGCATAGCCAGTACCAGATGGGGGTGTCGCTTTTATTATTGTAGTGTCTGTTACTTCGGTTATAGTCCAGTCAATACCTGATGCTATAGTGCCAGATCCTGCACTGGCTACACGAAATACATCTCCTACAGCAAATTCAGCAGTATCATACATGGCTGTGTTCAATGTGAATGTAAAAGGAGAAGTACCCGATATAGTTGCTGTGTACCCTGTGTCTTCTGATGTAGTGGATACTGAATTAACCACCACAGATTCATCTTCAATCTCACATTTATAAGTATTTGCAAGTGTATTATCCTTTGCGAGTGCAGATACGACCATGTACTGTTGTAATGCTGTCATTGGTCTGGCAAGTGGTGAATGGTATACGGTCCATTGAAATTCAGCACCTGTACTGCTTACTGGTGGACCAGCCCAATCGGTAACCGCATCTATACCATCCCAGCCACCATCTACATCTAATGCATACTTATTTGAACCTAATGTTTCCCCGTCATAGCCAGTAAGATTGTCTGTGCTTTTTATAAACACCATGTCTTCACGCCAGACATGGAGCCTTGCATTGACAGATGATGTTGTGGTTGGTATGGCTACCTGGGAGTCCACAAAGGTCATATGCCCTACAAGTTGATAATTGGAATACCCATCAAAACTGGTTGTATTGGGAAATTCTGTTGCCCTATAGACATTCAATCCTGTTATTCTCTTATTCAAAGCATTGGCATCAAATTCTATACTCAATTCAACAATACTGTTATTAACACTTGTATCGACCAATACTAATTCTTTTGTCTTATCAAATAAACTTTCCTGGACTCCGTCATAGACTGCTGTTATGTTGTATTTGACACTGTTCCCTGGTCTTAATGATTTACCAGTATTATATAATTTACTGCTTGTAAAATTGAATGGATTATTGAGTTTATTAGAGTAGGTATACCAATCAGCAGATGCAGATACAGTATCATTAAATAAGGCCCTATCAATGTGGCCTACCCAGACACCTTTGGCTTCTATACCGATTTTACCTACTGCACCAGGTATAAATCTAATAGTGTCCCCACTAACAATAATGGGGTTACGATCTTTCTTGTGAAATATATCTGGGACAGATGAAACATTAGATGTATCTACTTCCGCAATACTGTGTCTGTCCATTATATCGATCCATCGGTAGTCGCAGTCACCGGATGTGTTAAAAGTATTATTTAACCAGCCAATGTCAGTCATACGGACAATGTCGGCACTATCTCCTACTGGTACTCCTGCTTGTGACTGTGTTCCATACACACCAATATACCCTTTAGCGTGTTCAAAGAATGGTTTACTCAAATGTGTTTCTGTGACACAATCGGCAAAACAGGTGGGGTTCCAAGATGCTTTATCACCCGGAGATGGACCGTTAAGTAGTTGTGTCACTATCCCGTTGGTCACACGGTACAGTGAGCCATTTGCCAGGGGACTCACTACATTATCTGTGCCTACGATTAGATACTTGTTTCCAGGTGAGTTATATGTAGACGATATAAATTCTATATCACTGGTTGTTGGAAATGTTGTTGCATCTACATCAGTAAATGTGTTATAAACGGTTGTATCATTATGGGTAGAATAATGTAAGCGTGTGCCACCAGAATCTGTATAATGGATTATTATACTTTCTGACCTATCACTATTTTGACCAAAGTCAGTAGATGTCATACCCAATAAGGTTCCAGTAAATGATGAACTTCTTCCCCAGGCTGTGACACTTGCATCCCGGACATCATTATAAAATAGATCAAAATCAGGAGAATTTATGGTCGCAACAAAAAGATAAGCGTGAGTCACATCTACTAAACTTGTTGTTCCGTCTGGTTTTAATCTATTGGTTTGTGTTATAGATGTAAGCCCTGCAAACTCATCGATATCCGCACTCGTCACAGTTACCGTAGCAATAGAGTCGCTTGTATTTACACTAAATAAGCCATTAGACTGCACCAGCACATAAAGAACTCCGTTGCAGATGTGCATAAAAGAAGTTGCTGTAGTAGCAGTTGTGCTTAAATTGGCACTAACCACTGTTTCAACAACAGCAGATCCATTATGTTGGTATTTGACCAGTGGATTATAATTAGTTCCATCTTTATCATATGAATAATGAACATAGACCGCATTATTAAATCCCAGCATACTGCATACTTTAAAATTAGACAGGGCTCTGAAACCATTATAGGCAGATTTATTGAGATCTGCTGTTGATGTTCCATCATGTGTGACAATGCCTTGTGTACCATCATGTGGCACAGATGCCAGGCATAATGCCCTACCATACATGGATGCAATGGCTATCATTTCTATAGTAGATTGGGCAACTGCCGGAGAATCATACGTCACGGTATCATCAACGGTTAAGTGTGTAGCGAGTTTTCCACCCCACCCTAAAGCCTGGGCTCCTGTTGCCACTGCTGTATTAAAAAAACTACCGCCCCACTGTCGGGCATTATCTGTGTTTACGCCTACCGTTACAGTGTTTGGTACATGATCTGCCTGATCATAGACACCAGCACCAGTGATATCTGCCTGTGGTGATGCATTGTCTTTGCAGTCCTGGACCAATATATAATCATCTTCAATAATACCATGTGGTGATTCAGTTGTGAATAACACAATATTATCTTCAATCTGCAAATGGTCATTCACATCAGGTAAGCCACTGTCCCACCAGAACAGTTTAACAGCCTGGGTACTGGTATGAATGGTGACCAATAGATACCTGTATCCATCTCCCGCATCATTCTTATCCCCGGCAAACTTATCGGATATAAATGTATATACATTATAGACTATATAATTACCGCTACTAACAAATGATAAACCGATAGACGGTACACCGGATGGGGTTCCTGCCCCGAATGTTTTCTCTAACTTCCCTGCCTGGATCTTGAGATTCTTAATCTCCTGTGCTACATTATCTGGAAGATCTTCAATATCAGCATTGGTTAGAACACCATCAAAATCCTTTATGTTAATGAAATTGGCCATTAACTAATCGGGTAATTAGGGTAGATGGGATCCACCAGTCCATTACTACTGGAATAATCAAAAGGCAGTCCTTCACCCACTACACCTGTGGCTGGATTCTGGTTGTATTTAGACAAATACTCATAGCCCATCGCCTGGGCTGTAGCCATTCTTTCTCTATTGTTGACTGTTCTCCATAGTTCTGCTTCTGCAAACTCCAGGATTGCATCATGGAAGATAGCATTTAAGTCTCCTGTGCTACCAGTTGCCAGTGTTGTGGGTTCCTTAATATAATAGCAGTCCACATTGGCTGTATTGTTGTAGATGTATATCCTGCCTTTAAAAATAAAATAGACAGGTTCTGTGCCACTGAATGCGACATATCCTGTTGTAAAATCTTTGACCATATCAAAGGATACCTTACGAATAAAACTACTACTGGCAATTCGTATTCCCATGATGCCCAATGGTCCACCAAATGGATCCGAGTCCAGGTCTCCTGCATTGGTCGGTGTGAAATAACTCTTAAAATGTGTATCCACATCACTATCGGTGGACATAGATATACCAGTCTTTAATACATGAAGGTCAGTTAATAAATGTGGATTGAGTGCCTGGATGACCTTGTCCTGGGCACGGTTCAAGTACCGTTCCTTGACGGTATCAGTAAAAAGATCCCCTGCGGTATCTTCCATTCTGTCCCCCAAAATGGTAAGCATTGTTGCTGTTGTCATGGTGTCTCCAGGCTATAAAGCCCCCACCACAAAAAGGCAGGGGCTTTAAGGTTAATCAGTTACTTAATTACTCTGCACCGTGTGGGGCATAAGTAGTAGATGATTCCAATTCGCTGATCACACAATGAGCCCTACGATTCGTAATCGCAAGGTTACCATAAGTGTGAACCTTCTGCACGAAAGTATTACTCTTTGTATCTTCAATCATGTCGGATGCAGTGAATTTTGCACCGGAGTTGAAGAACATATAGAGATAGTCCGTATTTAGGAAGTACATCTTACCATCAACACCAAATGCATCAGCAGAACCGTCAACAAGGTCTTGCTGTGTGACCATATCCTGGTCAGCAATAATGTCAATGCCTCTGAAGTTCAGAGCAGTGAAGCCCATTGAGCCCATACGTTCAGACATTCTACTACCTGTCTTTCTTGGGTCAATCTCATTTTCAATAAGATCATAGATGGACTGTGGGCAAACAATTACATCAGGATCCTCACCAGAGTAACCACGAGCATTTGCAACACCCCTCTGCAACAACTTCAAGATATAAGTATCTTTTGTAGAATCAACCATATCTGCTATTGCAATGTATCCACTTGTTCCAGCATCGGGTGAATCATCAGAAATGTCACCAGATGTGTCTGCAAAATCAGTAGCATCCAAGACAGGAGTTTTCCACCAGGCATATGAGCCAGGTGCAAGACCACCAACTGTGGATGTTTCATCACAGAGAATGCCAATAGGATTAAATGCATCGGTTGCCAAAGAAGTAGCAAAAAGATTTTCTGCAACTTTCTTCTCCAGAGATTTCTGAAGGTTTTTCACTTTAGCACTTACAATGTTCTTGATCGACTGCGGGCTGTTCATGAGCAAGGTCTCTTCCTTCGTTAAAAGAAAATGACCTGTAAGCATTGTGGGTTGGTAGGATGCAGTCCTTGCAATTTCAGCAATGGCTGGTGACAATGAAGAACCAATAGTGTGCTGGTCACCCCAGGCACTTAAACCACCGTCTGCATATTCTACAGGAACAACGATATCTCTACCGTTGAATGTTTTTGCCTTTGCTTTCAGCAACGCCAATAATGGATGACTTTTCTTAAAGATCTGATCATACAAAACAGGCATATAATACTGCTGAATAAGGGCACTTAATGATGCGGAACCTGTTCCGCTTACAACTATGTTAGACATTTTATGTCTCCTTTATTTCGGTATTTTATG